TGTACCCTTATCGAATGGACGGTAGAGATCATATTGAGCGGCACCGATTGGAACTGAGCGCGCTGCAACAGTTACTGTGTCGGTTGAACCGCTTGTGCTGCTGGGAGTAGCACCATCTAATGGATCCCAGCCGCTCATTGTGTCACCCCAGGTTACGGAACTTGCGGTACCGTTAGCTGGGACAATTCTTGCGTCGCCGTTTGAGTCAGCGACAACTGAAAGAATGGTACCCTTGGTGATGACAATCTCGAAACGATCATCTTCACTGTCGTAGTACCATGTTGGAAGACCCTGGTCTGGAAGTAGGTAGGCGCTGGGAGCGATGCCCTCAGAAACCACAAAGCGACCGGAACCTGTCTTGCTGTGTACCTTACGGAATTTAGCTAAACTCATTATATTTCTCCTTACTTATAATAATCAGAGTTTACGTCTGCCCATTAGTGCGTCAACAAAAAGCTGCTCAAACTCCTGCTCAGGAGAAAGCTGCTCTTCTTCGATCTCTTCTGAGTCTAGTGTTACAACATTGCCTTCAGCGATAACTTCCGCCTCAGACATAACCACTGGCATGTTTCCAGATGCAGCAACGACAGGGCTAGTCTTAGCTAAATCTCTAAGACTATCTGCCAGTGAAGAAGCTGTACGTGATGAATGCTCACCAATAAGAGCTTCACGATCATCTGAATCCTCAATACCAAGGGCAATCTTTGTATCAACAACTCTTTCTACGAGAGTCATGTGCAATGCACCTCTAAGCTTAGCGTTTTCATCTTTAAGAGATGATACTTGCTCTTCAAGAAGGGCAGCTTGTGCCTTTAGCTGCTCAAGATCCTGCTCATCACTACTTTCATTCGTGGTGAGGTCACTGTCTTCAGCGGCTGCTTCTTGAACTTCATCCTCCTCGGCAACGGGTGCCTCGGCTGATGCTTCTTCTGGCTCTCCAGCATTTTCGGAATCTACGCTTTGTACATCCGCCTCTTCTGAATCGTCAGCAGAACTTTCTTCTGCCTCCTCTTGCTGCTGAACTTCCTCAGCAACGGGGTCAGCTTCACCTTCGGACTCTTCTTCGGAAACTTCAGAATCTGTTACAACATCTTCCTCAACTTCCGATTCGCTAGCCTCTGGCTGGACATCACTCTCAACTTCTGCTTCCTCTACAGTTTCCTGCTCAGCTGCATTGGAGGTGATGTTTGACAAATCTTCACTGAGGCCAGTAGCGACAGCTAAGATGTCTTCTTCTTTGGTAACATCATCCATTATAGAATTCTCCTCAGACTTTGTTTTTTGGGAATCTTCATAAGATAGTAATGAATCATCTGTGCTTATATCACTTTCCATCTCTTCTACAGCTAGCGCACTCAAGAATGCGCCCTTTAACTGTAGGTAAGTTGGACGGGATTCTTTCTTTTTCATACCTTTTAAGATCGATTGATTTTCTTCAATTGAAAAAATATCCTCTGTATCCATTGAAAGAACAAAAGCAGAGCTCTTTGCAACCCAATCCTCTGAATCAGCAACTGGTGCTGAACCATCTTGAACCTTCGTGCTTCTTACACCTGACTTTTGATCTGCCGGTTGATTTACGAAAGAATATTCTTTAAAGGAAATATCTTGCATATCAATATACGCCAGCTTTCCCTTATAGACTTTGCCCCTCTTATACTTAGGCATTCGGGGTCTTCCGGATTCGGTCTCCTGTGCAAGATCTTCACCGCTGATACTGCACACTGCCTTACCAGCTCTACCGCCAACCGATCCCGTTAAATATCTCTTGTCCATAACCTTCTGTGCTGCGACAGGGTCAGTTATAGCTATCTGAAGCCTGACAAAACTTGAGCCATCTTCTTCTTTGTCCATCTTTGCGGCCATAACTCGACCAATTGGCTCAGTGTTTAGATCGTGATTCAATATAATCGGCTTTGGATATGGAGATACCCACGACTCCAAAGCGGCCTCTAAGGCTTCTGGCCCATAGTGGTTATAGTTACCCGTGAGACCCTCGTGAATTGCTGCAACCTCGATTATGAGACCGTTCTTAGAATTAAATGATTCAGAAAAATCTACATCAGAATCTTCGAAATTAGGTAGTTGTACTACAAAACTCTCTACAAAGTCCATTGACATATTTTACACCTTTTGCTATTGAATCTTCACTAATAGTAAATTTGTTTTTATAACATTGAACAAATTTATACTAATTTATATTGTTTGACCTGTATGATGTCTTTCATCCCCGTTTTTTAAAATGTCATCCAGTGCCACTTTTGACATAACATGAACCGCATACAAGTACGAAGCTGAATAAAGAGAGTATCCCATATCCCTACACCCAAGCGACCAAGCTATATCTTCCCCCTGTCTATGAACAGAATAATCAACGTTTTCATAGACTTTTTTACTCATCATTTTAGCTGCCATGATAACGTCAGCTTTAAAGTATGAACCTATAGGATAGGAATCATCTCGATAAGCTCTATTTGGACTATCTGATCTCCAAGACATAACACTTGGAAAACTATCACCAATAGGAGTCATATACATCAAAGGACTGACTGCATCCGCGCCATCCTGTATATGTGCAGTAAGAAGTCTTACTGTATTTGGATTAGAAATTATAATATCAGAATCTAAACTAAAATAATAATCTGGAGATATTTCCCTAACTCTATCCAATAATGAATTTCTTAGAGAAACCATATTTTCATATTTAGACAAAGTCCACTGCCTACCATTGTCCTGATGCGAGAAGTGAGCAATGTCGTTTCTTTCTCTAATTTCCAAGAAAGAAATACTGTTATCTAAATCTTTCCATTGCTCCAAAAGCGATATGGTTTCAACATCATCTGGAGAAACTTCAAAAACAAATCCAACATCCTTAAAGTTTAAGGATTGACTTTTTATTGCCCTTATCCAATAAGGAAGAATCCAGTCCCTTTTATATATAGGACAACCTATGACCAGCTTCACTCAGTCTTCCTCTGGGGTTGGTTCCTCTTCTTTAGTGGTCTGCTTAGGAGCCGCCTTCTTTGCTGCCTTCTTAGCCGGTGCAGGTTTTGGCTCTTCTTTTTCCTCATGTCGAATTACGTCTTCTTCAGAACTAACTGCGGGCTCTTCAGCCTGACCAAAACGCTCAGATAATGATTCAACAAAGTCAACAATATCAACCATCATTTCAAGAGCTAGTCTAGACTGTCCATTAGTGATTGCCTTTCTAAAGGCCTCACATGCATCATCTGTTCTCGCATACTGAATATGCGCTTCGTTCGTAAGTTTAATTTTCATTAGTATCCCTTTTTTCATCTAAGTAAATAACATTATACTCTTCATCAAGCAGGCTTTCAACTGTTCTCAATAAATCTGAATCTGCTCTCTTAATGTCTGGAGAATTTCTCCTACCCTGCTGATTAGCAGGACGAATCGTGTTTCCTGGCCCCCTTCTGTTACTGGGAAGGTTTCTCTCCCCCTTACCAGCTGAGCGCTGCTTATCACCATCTCTTTGTACATCTGTTCCTGCTGCAACTTGCGCCTGTGCCTGTTGCATTTTCATCTGCGTATCTGCCTGTATACTGTGATACAAGCCGTCCATATCTGCTTCAGGATCAACTCCAAGTGCAGTTCTAGCCTCTGGCAATGTAATCACAGAATTGACATACTTTTGAATTATATGTGTTTCCTTTTTGACTTGGGTGTCAACATCAATTTCGCGGAATTTAAAGTAACATCTATCAGAAGTACCCTCATTGTAAGGTGTCGCAATTGGATCAAATCCACCTTCCAACAAAAGCTCATTAAAGATATGAACTCTTACCATGTCTGAGAATATTTGCTGATACTGCTTAACCTTGTCGTAAAGAGCCGTATCCAGTCTTTCAGTTACGGATCTGTTACCACCATTCATCATCATACCAAGATGGTGAGGTGCCACACCAAGACCAACGGCCACTCTTTCCTTAAAGTGGTCGATATACTTACTAGCATCTAAAGCTTGGTTATTTGAGCCAACTATATCTATATCATGCCTATGTGGCAGTATGAGTCCACCTTCTGTCCGCATGCTTTCAATTTCAGATGCTGCCTTTGAAATTTCATCTGGTTCTGCTGGCTGCTCTGGAGTACCTATTCTATATTTATATAGTGGAAAGAGTTCTCTATGAACAAGGTTTTGAATATCCTCTTCCATCTGACGCAAAGCAACAACGTCATCCAGTACATTTGATAAAAATGGAGTACCAAAAGCTCTACCGGGTTTTTTATCGTAGTGCATATGCAGAACTCTGTCTGCAGTCCAGACTGGATCTTTTTCGTTCGGAGCATATGTCAAAGGATCTGTAGATTGCTGATACGACCTGGGTCTATTGTATTTATCTCTAAGAATCTTAACCTGCTCAGTAGGAATCAGATAGTAGCCAACTACAGTATCTGATGCGTTCACTGGAGCTATACTTGAAGGGAAGTAACCAGATAAGTCGCCCCTTGCCTTAACTACGAAAGCGTTAGCGAACTTCAAAAGCTGATCAGAAACTTCAATTAAAAATTCCAGGAATGGTCGTTTCATTGCCATTTCCATAAAATCAATTCTTTGATACAAGTATTCTACAGCGTCAGGATTTTCTCCGACTATTTCCCAACCCTCTTTCCAGAAGAGTTCTTTATACTTCGCAATAGCCTGCTTTACGTAAGAATCGGTATCAACAGCCTGTATAATCCTATCAAAATTATAAGGAGCTGGCTCAAAATTTGTTCTACTATTATAGTAGTAGTTTGTGCCCTGGTAGCCCAAAGCCAAAGCCGCTACTCTCATGATCTTATTCATAGACCTTATTTGGTCATCATTAAGAGTAGTAGCTTCAATCGACTTTGATGAATCTACATTGATTTGCCTAAATGGCAAGTAATCACGAACA